GGTTTTGTGGAATCCATGCCCGGCGATGTGGGTGGGTTGTTCAATGTATCCAAATACGAAATTAAAAAGGTTGGCGATTCCCAATCTATGTTTAAAGCGTTAAGCCGGGATACCAAGAAAACGGGCGATGGTAAAAACCCATCGTGCGTAATCATTGATGAAGCCGCGCAAATTGTTGATCGCAATTCCATTGAAGTTTTACATTCGGGCATGGTGGCGCGGGCAAACCCCTTGCGGATTTACATTACCACCGCATCGTTTACAAAAGAAACCAAGTTTTACGAAGATATGGATTTGTACCGTTCTATGTTGAACGGCGAAGCAAGCGATAATCCAAGATGGTTTGGTTTGCTTTACGGGCTTGATCCACAAGATGATTGGAAGAACCCGGACACATGGCAAAAAGCCAATCCGATGCATGGCATAAGTGTTTTTACGGATGCCATTGCCGAACGCGCAATACAAGCGGAAAGCAAGCCCGCAACCCTTAACGAATTCCTTTGCAAAACCTTGAATGTGTTTGTTTCCGCGAATTCGGCATGGATTGACCGCGCCCATTGGGATGATCCCGTTTGTTTAATTAAAGAACCGCGCCAACCGGAAGCGGTTTTTGTTGGCTTTGACCTTGCGGCAACGCGAGATTTAAACGCCGCTTGTTTTTTGAAAAGATTTGCCGATGACGATTACGAATCAGAATGGAAGTTCTTTTTGCCGGAAGAAGGTTTTAACCTCATTCCTAAACATTACCAAGATATATTTCGGGTTGCCGTTGATTCGGGAATCCTAAAGTTAACGCCCGGCAATGTGATGGATGATCGGGAAATTTCCGATTACATCATTACCCGGTGTGGTGAATTCCAAAATGTTAAGGAAATTGGATACGATGCGTATAACGCCGCATCCCTTGTTGCCCGCTTGCACGAAGCCGGGTTGCCTGTTAAAAAGGTGGGGCAGGGCATGGCGGTTCTTAACAATCCATCCAAACAGGTTGAACGGTTGATACTTCAAAAACAAATCAAGCACGATGGCAACCCGTTTGTTGGTTGGCAATTGGGCAACTGTGAAGTTTACGAAGATGTAAACGGAAACATCAAGATTCGTAAGAATGAAGCAGATAAATCCGCGAAAGTTGATGGAATTATTGCAATGATTATTGCCATGCATTGCGCGTTGGACAATCCATCTTTATCAAATAGTTGGGGATTTCGTGCGTTTTGAGTTATTATTGTAATAACTTCGGGGGTAAAACATGGGAATTTTGGATATTTTCAAGGGAAAAAAGCCGGTACAAACGGAATCCAATACCGTTCTTGGGCAAACCCAACTTGGTAATCAAGTAATTTATGGACTTTCCCAACAAGGCAAAACATCCCAACAATTACTTTATGTAACCACTTCAAGCCAAACAACGGCAGGGCGGCAAGTTGATTTATCAATGCTTACCCGCAATTCAACCATCATGGCTTGCGTTGGGGCAAAAGCGCGAACGCTTGCCCAATTGCCAAAATCAATAATGCTAAAAATGGATGATGGCACTTTTGTTGATGCCCTTAAATCTGATTTAACAACTTCGCGAGAAAAAACAAAAGCCAAACAAGTTTTAAATTTGCTTTATGCGCCAAACAATTTTCAAAATGCATACGAATTTTGGTATCAATGGAGTATGTGGCAAGATTTAACCGGTGAAACATTTACCCTTTGGTGGCGCAAAGATCAAAAAGATCAAATGCAAACCCCAACGGAAATGTATAACTTGGATTCCACCCTTATCACGGTTGGTATATCCGAAACCCGTTACCCTTATTACCGCCTTTCAACGCCCGCTTATGGGTTAACAAAAGAACAACCGCTTGAATATTGGATGGTTATGCATACCAAAGAAGCGGCATGGCAAGGTTCATCCGGTTTTAACAAAGGTATTCTTGCGGCTGAATTAGTTGGTTTGGATCAAGATATTGATTTGTATGCCAATTACATTATGCAAAATGGTGCAAAACCTTCCGGTATGTTTACAACGGAACAGGTAATTCCGGATGCTAAATATAAAGAAATTGCTTCCCGCCTTAAAGAAGCATGGACAAATATGCTTGGTTCCCGCAATCAAGATTTAAGCAAGCCCGGACAAGGTATGTTGCTAGATCAAGGCATGAAATACACGCCAATTGATATGTTAACGCTTCAAGATGCCGAAGCCGCCGCATTAAAAATACAAACCATGAAACGAATTTGCGGTTTGTTTGGGGTTCCACCTGCTATGCTTGGTATTGGGGATTCCAAATATAATAATACCCAAACGCAATTGGATGAATTTTATAAAACAACAATGTACCCAATGGTAATTAATGTTGAACAAAAATTAAATCAACATTTGTTGCGCGGGTATCCAAACTTGGTTGTTCGATTTGATACCAAAGAATTTTTAAAAGGCGCGGTGTTGGATCAAGTTAACTTTGTTAATACTGCCGTTAATGGCGGCATAATGACACCAAACGAAGCCCGCGAATATTTGAATATGGCAAAAATTGAAGGCGCGGATGAATTAAAACAAGAACCGGCAAAGGTTGATCCAATGTCGGGACAAAGCCCGCAAGATACCGGCGGTGGTGGTGGCAATCAAAAATTAAAAGCCAACATTGGTAAAACATGAAATTCTTTAATAGAATAATGGCAACATTTGCTTCCCAAATAAAGAAATCAAATGTTAAACTACCAATGAAAAGCGAAAAGCCCCACAAGATACAAGACGATAACCAATCAATTCACAATGGGGTGATACATGAAAAATTTGAACCTAGTTTGCGAAGCAAAGTTAAGCGTACCAAGTAACGCAAACGAAAATGCCGCAAATTCTTCCGGGCTTATGGAAGCCCGCGTAACAACTTGGGGCGCGCGTGAAGGTGCGGATGGTCGCAAGTTTAATTACCAACCCGAAGGTTTTATGGAATGGGCAACCGAATTCATGGAAGCCGGTAAACCACTTCCAATGTTCTTAAACCATAACGATATGGGTATGCCGGTTGGCGAATGGAACGAATTTGTATTTGACAAAGAAGGCATGACCGCCAAAGGCAAGTTGTTCTTAAATACAAGCGCGGGCAATGACCTTTACACCGTATTAAAGGAAAGCCCCGATTTGTTTGGCGGCGTTTCCGTTGGCGCGTATGCCGATGAAGCCTGTTATGTGGATGCCGATGGTAATCCAATTGTTTCCGGTGATGACGATGCCGAATCATATTTTCAAATTACCAAAGGTGGCTTACGCGAAGTAAGCGTGGTGATGTACCCCAACAATCCAAATGCGGAAATTCATAAATTGGAAGCCTTTGATGCCGAAGGCAATGCCAATCCGCGAATAATCGAAAAACTACTGCGTGAAGCAGGGGTTTCCCGAAAAGATGCAACCACCGCATCTTCAATCTTGAAGAAACTTTTGGTTTTGCGTGATGTGAAGCCCGAAGCAAAGCAAGAAGCCCCAATTGCGCGTGATGCGGATGCGGTGGATCAAGAAGCCCAACTACTTCGTGCGTTTGAATTGCGCGAATTAGAAAAGGCACTTTCAAAACGCATTTAAAAAAGGAAATGCAAAATGTCTATCGAAAAAATCATTGAAAAGGTTGATGCAATCGAAGTGGCGAACCAAGCCAAGATTGTTGAAGCCGTTGAAGCAGTAAAAGCGGAATTTGAAGAAAAGATTTCTACCCTTGAAGCCAAGGTTGCAGAAGTTAAAGCCCCGCAAATTATCCAAGCACCTGCAAAAAGTGTTAAACAAGATGTAAACCGTATGGTTCGCGAACAAATCCGCGATTTCACTAAATCTTCAAAGGGTTTGGAAAAAGAAATTAAGATTTGGGAATCTGTGGATCAATATGATGCATACTTAAAAGAAGCATCCGCATTGACCGGTTCCGGCGCGGGCGTTGGTGGTCGTGTTGCTTACGATCCTGTATTCCATGTGATGCGTTTGGCAAACCCAATGCGCGGTTTATCACGCAATGTGTCAACTGATGGCGCACAATATACTTTCCGCGCCAAAACAGGCAACGCGGGTGCGGCATGGGGTTATGCAATCAATAACAACGGTTCCGGCACTACTGAAAGCACAAACATTTGGCAATTAAATTTGCAAGATATTAATGTGCAATTCCCAATCCGTACCGCCGCTTTGGATGATATTGATGGTTTGGAAGCCAATGTGGTTGACGATATGCTTGTGGAGTTTTCACAAGTTGAAGGTCAATCAATGATCCAAAACGATGATCAATCGGGTTCAACAACTACTTCAACCGGTGGCACAAACGGTTTGCGTGGTTTGAATTACTATCCGGGCGCAAATAGTTCATATACAGGTGGTACAACTTCCGCTTATGGCTTCGGCACAAGTGGTACAGGTGCAACCGCCGGTTTGAATAGCATTGCAACTTATGACCAAATCACAACTAACGGTTTTGCAAGCGCAAACAATGTTCAGTATGCCGATTTGATTAATTTCTTACACGCATTGCCACAACAATATTGGTCAAATGGCAACAAGTGGATGATTTCACCGTTGATGCTTGCCGGTATTCGTGGTTTAGTTGATGACAACGGTACACCTGTGTTTGAAAGAATGTCACCATTGGTTTACGATGGTATCGTTGGCAAGTTGCTTGGTTACGATGTAGTTGTTAACAACTATGTTGATGCGCCAACCGCCGCCGGTGGTTCTGCCGGTACTGTGGACAAGTTCCCAATGTATTTTGGTGACTTCACACGCGGACACACAATCGTGGATCGTTTGAATATGGTATTGCGCCGTTACGATCAAACTGCACCGGGCTTCATCACTTTCTATGGTGAAAAACGCTTGTGTGCATCGAATGTCGATCCTGCCGCAATCATCCGTTACCGTTCAACTGCAACGGGCGCGTAATAGCAACAAAGGAATGGGGGGCTTACGCCCCCCTTCTTGAATGAATATTGAAGGCATAAAGGAAAAAAGCAAATGAAAAATACCGCCATTCTTAACGGCATCAAAGAAGCACTAACCAACGGGGAAGCAACCGTTAACCTGCGCGAAGCAAGTTCCCTTACGGGTTCGGGGCTTGATGCGGGTGGTCGCGTAATTTACGATGATGCGTTTGCTTCTTTGCGTTATGCCAACCCAATTCGTATGGGTGCGCGACAAATTGCAACCGATGGTTCGGCGCAAGCGTTTGTTGCAAAAACAGGTAATGCGACATTGGTTCAAGGGATTGCCGTTGTAACCGGCGCAATTTCAACAACCACACTTACAGTTTCCGCAGTAACTTCCGGCACATTGCGTGTTGGTCAATACATCACCGGTACGGGCGTAACTGCCGGTACTACTATTACCGCACTTGGTACAGGTACGGGCGGTACAGGCACTTACACCGTAAGCGCAAGCCAAACAGTTTCATCCACTACCGTTACGGCGCAATCAAACCCTTGGGGTTATTCAATCAACGCCAATGGTGGTTCACCGGACATTTCCACAACATTTTGGCAATTGCCGGTTCGCGACATTAATGCAAGCCTTCCAATCCGTACCGCAGTTCTTTCGGATATTGATTCATTGGAAGAAGCGGTTGCGGGCGATTTGCTTTTGGAATTGTCGCAACAAGAAGGTTTGTCGATGGTTCTTAACAATGACCAATCCGCAAGCACAACTTACGCTTATGGCGCAACAAGTGGTTTGCGTGGGTTGAATTCATACCCCGGTTCCACAAGCGCGGCGGCATTTGGTTCAAACGGTTCCGCAATTACTAACGGGCGGCATACTGTGTTGCAAGTTGAATTGGCAACCGCAACCGCCGTTGTTTATGATGATTTGGCAAACTTGCAAGCCGCTTTACCGGCGCAATATTTGAACAAACCAACAACCGCATGGATGATGCATCCAACGACAATTCAAGCATTGCGTAAATTGAAGGCATCAACAAGCGCAAACAACTTCTTGGAAGTTGGCGATGATGATGGCGGCGCGGTAGTTTACATTTTTGGGCATCGCGTGATTCCAAACCCATATATGCAAGTTGCGGCATCGGGCGCGTTCCCGGTTTACCTTGCAGAGTGGGAACGCTTTGTAACCATTGCGGATTACGGCGTAATTGACATTAAGCGATTCGATCAAAGCGCGCCGGGTTTTGTAACCTTGTTTGCTGAAAAGCGCGTTTGTAGTTCAATTCTTGATGTATTTGCGGGTGTTCGTTTAGTCGGCGCATAAGGGGCAGATTATGGCGGTTGAAAATATGACACTTGCCCCGTATTATTCGGGGACAAGAAATCCGTTCAATTATGAAAAAGTTGAACAAATTAACCGCGATATTTCAACCGGTTGGTTAACGCTTGATGAAATAACGCAACAACTTAACTTGTTTCAAGATGAATCGCAAGATTCTTATTTATCAAGCCTTGAATTGGCAACCCGTATGGCAATCGAAGATTTCCTTGGGTTTGCTATTTTTTCAACGCAATACCGTTGTTATTACGGCGATCCGGGTTTAAATGGATCATCAATTTATTTGGATTTGCCGGAAGTCGCAACAACATACCAAGGGCAATCCCCGGCGGTAACAATTAACACCGTTGAATTTTGGACAGGTACAACCGGGGCAACAAAAAACCTTTTGGCGGCAAGTAATTATTATTACGATCCAACAGGTAATCGCGTGGTTGTACCAAGCGGCTTGCCAAGCCCTTTGGCGCAAAACATTGCAAACCCGGTTCAAGTAACTTATACGATTAACCAAAGTTTTGCGGCGCAATATCCGGTGGTAAAACAAGCGGGCTTAATGTTGTTAACGCATTTGTATAACAGTCGATCCACCGTTGGTGATTCGGTACAAATGAAAGCCGAAATTCCATTTGGCGTTACGATGTTGTTGCGCCCTTACAAAGCATTGGTTATGTAATGACAATTAAGCGTTACGAAAATGTTGGCGTTAACACCGTTACAAACGGCGTGAATAGCCTTGGGGAATACACAACTACCATTACCCCTTGGTTTGAAACACGCGCTTTGGTAAGCGATGTGGCAAATTCCTTGCGTATTTCGGAACGGTATCGGGTGTATTCGGATTTAACAAACTTCACAATGAATTACACGCCAAACACAAAAACCATTGTGGATGACCAAGACAATTATTCATTTGAATGGCGGGGAAAAGATTGGCGTATTACGGATTGCCGGGAATCAAATGATCGGCAGTTTGTTACCTTTATTTGTTATCGTAACGATCCATCCACCCCGGTGTAAAAATGGCAAATCAAAACAATCCCGTACAGTATGCCGAAGCGATCCAATACGAGTTGGCGCAAACGGTTACGCCTGTACCGGTGTACGCAAGTTTCAACCGAAATTATGCAAAAGAACCAAAATTTTTAACTTGGATATTGCGGAACATTCATCAACCCGTTTACACCGGGCAAACGCAATCCAACAAAGGTATTGATCGCCCAATATTTCAAGTGCATATTTATGCACAAACAATGTCGGATGCTTTCAATTTAAGCAACACCATATTACAATCATTGCATGGGTATTCGGGTCAATTTGGCGGCGTAAGCGGCTTTTTTGTTGCAAAGGTTGATATAAGTTGGCTTTACAATACATACGATAATGAATTGGGTTTAAACCAAATTGTTTTGGATTGCACCCTTGATATTCCAACACCAATATGACAAGATTTTTTTAACACTTTCAAAAAGGAAATGAAAAATGGCACTTATTAATAAAGTCTTGCCGGGTTATGTTGCAACCCTTTGGTGTCAAGATGATGCCACACCAACCCCATTGACCGATGTTCAATTGGGTACTTGGGCGCAGGTTGAAACAATTATTGGCACAAGTGCGGGCGGTTTAGGTACTGCCGGTGAACAAGTGCCGGTGGAAGCAATCCCCGCATTTGGTTCCGATGATGCAAGCGCGGCATATTCTGCCGCCGGTTTGCGTACCGGTTACAAAATCACTACCCAAAACCAAGTAACTTCGTTAACGATTACTTCGGCTTGGAACCCTGCCGATGCCGCCCAATTGCTTATTCGCGATGATGGCGATTCCGGTTCAATCATCCGCACTTATGTGATTGCGGTTTATGATGGTACTGATACCGTTGCTTACGCTTTCAATGGTCGCGTTGGTGGTATGCAATGGGATATGTCACCAAGTGCCGAAGGTAAATTTACTTTCACAATTCACCCCGTAGGCGGCAATTCATACGGTTGGTCTAATAGTTAACAACCCCGAAAACAATAAAACATGACAACATTAGATAACACAAAAAACAATTCGGAAGCCTTACTTAACTTCTTGATTACCCAAGCCAATTCCGGTTCAAAGAATTGGTTTGGGTTTCACGAACAACGCATTGCCGGAATTCATACCGCATATAAAATTGCGGAAAATCATGCCGACAAATTAACCCCCGATGAAGTTGCGGATTACGCTTTGCGCCTTAACAACGCAATCTTTCGCAAATTGGTAAAAGGGGAATAACATGGCACTATCAAGCAAACTTGGTAAATCTTACGAAAAAGTAAAAGCCGAAACTAAACTTAAAACAATCCATATTGATTTGGAAGAAGTTAAGTTTGAATTAAGAGTAAGGATTCCATTGAAAAAAGAAATGGAAGAAATTACCGGCAAAATCCTTTCGCCCGATCAAGCGCGAGTGGACAAGATTTTTAAACGCCTTACCGAACCAATGATTAAAGCATTGGAAGAAGGTGGCGAAGATTTCGTTAAAGCACTTAACGAAAAGAAACAAACCATTACCCAAACCGATGATGATTTGGTTGTGGATGGCACTTCGGTACGACAAGTTGCAAATTTTTCCGCAATTGAAGAAAATAAAGTTGAACAATATTTTCGTTTGTTAGTATCGGAAACGGGCGAACCCATTACCGAAACTTACGAACAAATTAATGAAGAATTCCCGGAATTTGTAATTCGGGAAATTGTTTCGGAAATTGATAAGGCAATTAAACCCGATTACAAAACAGTAAAAAAAAATTAAGGCGTAGCCTTCGCCGCCAAGTTGTTGCCGCAATGGTGTTCAACGGGCATACAGAACAATACATTGATTCAATTGATGAAGAATTATTTGGAGATATACAAGTTATGTATGCCGAAGGGATGCTTGGAAATAAGGCAATATTCGATGCATTAGCACCGATCACAACCGCCATTTTTAATTATTTACGCCCCGAAGGTGCGCCCGCCAATAAAGTTGATTCCATATTTAATTGGATTAATGATTACTTCCGTAATCCGGACAATGAAGCCGCCGAAACTGATAAAGTAAATTCCGCGTTACTTACTTTTGTATCCCGCGCAAAAGGTTACAAAAAGGAAAGGTTTAAAAATGGCTGAATTTTCAACCGCAGGTTTTGAAAACTTGTTTGCCAATATGCAAGCGTTGGAAGATGAAATTGGCAAAGGTAAAACCGATAAAATTTGGCGTGGGGCAATGACATACGCAATGGAACCGGTTTTACAAGATGCCAAATCGTATGCACCTAAAGATACGGGGGAAACTGCGGATCGTATTTATTTACGGGTACATCGCCCGCAAGCCCGCGATAAAAGTTCAAACCGATATGCCGGGGAAAACTTTATTGCCCGCGTAACTGCAAGTACCTTGCGTGAAGATTCGGTACAAAACTTTGTTGTTAACAAGCGCGGAAGATTACAAGCGGTATGGGCAAACAAAAGCCGCGCCCCTGTTTCACAAGAATTTGGAAATGCAAGAACGCCGCCGCATCCTTTTATGCTTCCGGCATTAAACAATAATTCTGATAAAGTGATATCGCGTTTGGGTACTGCTTTATTTGAAGCAATAAAAAAAGTTGGGGAAGGTAAAAAATAATGGCAACCATTGGTTCGTTAACGGTAAAGTTGGGCTTGGTAACGGTTGAATGGGATAAAGCAACCGCGAAAGCAAAACAAGATGCCAAAGATTTGCAAAAATCTTTTAACAATTTAGGGCTTGATCTTGGTAAATTAAAAAATGTATTTAATGCCGTTGGTGGCGCGGCAGGTATATCCCTTGCCGGGCTTGGTGCGCTTATGCATGGAACAATGGCACTTGCAGATGAAGTAAGCGATCTTTCAAAGGGCTTTGGTATTTCCATTGCCAAAACCCTTCAATTTAAAGAAGCCCTTACCCAAGCGGGCGGCAATGGCGAACAAGCCGCAAAAGTATTAAGCACCCTTTTTTCTAAAATTGAAGAAGCCCAAGGCGGCAACGAAAAAGCAATTGCAACCTTTGAACAAATTGGTTTGACATTTGAAGAATTGCGGGCAATGCAACCGGAAGAAGCCATTAACAAAATTGTTAATGGTCTTAAAGGAGTAAGCAACGAATACGAACGGGTAAAACTAATAAAAGAATTGCTTGGGCGCGGCGGTATTGGCGTAAGCCTTGAAGATTTATCCGAACGCTTGGGAATGTCAATTGTTGAATTTAAACAAGCCGAAAAAGCAATGGAAACATTTGGCAATTTGTCGGATACTTTAAAGGAAAGTCTTTCAAATTTAAAAATTGCCTTTGCTGAATTGGTTGCCCCTTTTATTGGCGATGGCAAATTTATTATCAATGTAAACGAATTTAAAGCCGCAATGGTGGCGGTAACTGCCGCCGGTGTTGTAAGCGGTATGTTTAAGTTGGTTGAAGCGTTTGTTCTTTTGAACAAATTGATGAAAACAACCGCATCCCTTGGTTTGGCAATTAGTGCCGCCGGTGGTGTAAAAGGCATTGCAATGGCGGGCGCAGGGCTTGCCGCATACTTTGGCGCAAAAGCCGCTTTTGATGCAAGCGATGAAGAAGCCGCAAATGCGCCGCCCGTTCCGGGGGCAACGCCCACCACACCCAATAAACCAACTGCAAGAAATCCCGAACCCGCAAAGCGTGGTTCGGATGCCGCCGTTGCGCGTGTTGCCCTTGCCAAAAAATTGTTTGAAATTGAAAAACAAAGAAGTGAATTGCGTATTAAAGGGCTTTCACAAGATCAACTTACGATTGATATTGCCGAAGTTGAATTAAAAAAACGCGAAGAAATTGCGCGCGCCCAATCTGATTACACCGCAAATTTAGCAAAAGAAAATTTAAGTAATCGAGAAAAAGCCGCATTTGCCGGGCAATATAACGCCGCAATTCAAATGGCAAATTTAAAAGCAAAAGAACAAATTGATTATTTGCTTGCCGCCCGCCAAAAAGAAATGCGTATTTTGAAAGAAAAAACCGCTTATGAAATGGAACGGTATCGGTTAGAGGGTGCGGGCATCATTCTTGATGTGCAACGCATTAGTATGACCGAAAAACAATTTGCATACGCGCAAGAATTTCTTAATTTTGAACGCCGCCGATTGGAATTAAATCAACAACTTATTGATGCAAAAAACCAATATGGTGAAGGTGAACGGTACGAAGCCGAAGCGGAACGCATTAACAAAGTAATTAGTGCCGAAACAGAATTACACAATTTGCGTTTGCAATCTATTCAAGACAAAGAAAACCAAATTCGCGCCCAACAAATTCTTACCGATACCGAAAAAGCCGGTTTTGATACGATGGTTTCCAATTTGCAATCCCTTGGGCAACATTCCAAAACGGCGTTTGCGGCGTGGAAAGCAATGGCAATTGCCCAAACGGTTATTGATACATATTCAAGCGCGGTAAGTTCATACAAGGCATTGGCGGGCATCCCAATTGTGGGACCCGCTTTAGGTTTTACTGCGGCGGCAATTGCGGTTGCGGCGGGTATGGCGCGTGTTGCGGCAATTCGTTCAACACAATATCAAGGCAGGGCAAAAGGCGGCGTTATGTCTGCAAACCAACCGTACCTTGTTGGTGAAGAAGGCGCGGAAATGGTTATTCCAAACCAATCATCAATGGTTGTACCTGCCGGGCGTACTGCGGCAATGATGGGCAATTCTCCCGCCGTTGTTTACAATGGTACGGTAATACAAAATATGCAAGCAATTGATACGCAATCGGCGGCGCAATTTTTAGCGCGTAACAAAGATTCGGTTTATGCGGCGAATATGTCGGCGGCGCGTGGACTACCACAAAGCAGGTGATTAAATGAGTTTGAACCAAATATTAGCAATAAGCGAAAGCGTTGGGATCAAGGATCACCGATTTATTGGGCAAGTGATTTCGCGTAATCAACGCATTAACACTTCCGAACAAATGACGGTGGTTCCATTTGAATTCAAAATGAAACCAATGAATTATTTGTATTATTCGCAAAACCGCGATTTACTTGCAACGCTTCGTTATTATGATCGGGCGTTAACGCAATACATTAACTTTGGCGCAACCGGTTGGGTAAATTACATTGCGTACCAAGGTGATATGACAAGTGGCGAAATTGCTTTATGTGAATGGCAAACATCAAGCGCAAATACCACTTTGGTTTTGGGAAGCCTTCCATCGATGTTATCAACCGAATATGTTGTTCGCGCCGGTGATTTTTGCCAAGTTGGGCTTTATACATACATTGCCACACAAGATGTGCAACGCGGTTCCGGTTCAACTGTTAACATTCCCGTACACCGCAATTTGCTTACGCCGGTTGCAAGCCCAATTGATGCGGTAATTGGGCAATATGGCACAACGGTAAGCATGGGTGGAAGCCCGTACACCGGCGTTACATTCCCGGTGGTATTAACAGATTACCCAACATATACATTGGTTCCAATAACCAATGATTCTTTTATTCAATGGGCGGGTGAATTTATTGCAATGGAAATCGTGGTATGAATGACATAACACCCGTACAAGATACAAACCATATACGATATGCCGATTTTGTTCGCGTTACCACACAAGATAAGGTAATTGCGGGAAACCTTGTTGTTGGAACAACTTATACAATCCTTTCCCTTGGAACAACTAATTTCACATTGGTTGGGGCGGCAACAAATACCATTGGCATTTCATTTGTTGCAACGGGCGCGGGTACAGGTACAGGCATTGCCACAAAAGTTGTGAAATATTTATTTACAACTGCGCCAACATCATTAACGATTTCGGCGGTTGATTCCCAAGCCTTTTCGGGGGTTGGGCAATTGGTACAAGTTGGCAACGCAACCCGCGATATTAAAAGCACCGCAAACGAAACAACATTTACTTTGGTTGGCATTGATACCGCCATGCTTGGTTGGGTTCTTGGGCAAGATGTTAAGGGTTCCAAGATTGAAGCATGGCATGGGTTTTTTGATGAATCCGGCGCACTAATTACCACCGGCGGTACGGGCGGGCTTTATAAATTCTTTACCGGGTTTATAAATAGTTTTTCCATTTCCGAACAATGGATGGAAGAAGTGCGTATGTTTGTTGGATTAATTCAAGTATCCGCATCATCCATTCAATTAATTTTGCAAAATAGAATTGCCGGAAGATATACCAACGACAACAATTGGCAATTTTTTACGCCGGGTGATACAAGCATGAACCGCGTTGCGTTTATTACAAATGTTAATTATCAATTTGGAAAACAACAAACAACATGATAAGACAAGCAACACCATACGATAAAACACAAATAATTGAAATGATGAAAGAATTTCGCGCCGAAGCGGATTTTCCGGAATTGCTTGGAGTTGAAAACGAACCTTATTGGAACGCAATGCTTGATTCCATTTTTGCGGGGCAAGGCGTTGTTTTTTTGGAAGAAGGAAAGGGGTTGTTAATGGCAATGGTGTTGCCGACAATTTGGGATAACAAAACTTTTGCCATGCATGAATTGGCTTGGTATGTTCGCCCCCAACACCGCGATACAAGTGCCGGATTTCGATTGTTTGCAAATTACATTGCGTACGGTAAGCAATTGAAAGAAAATGGGCGCATTGCATATTTCACAATGACCAAGTTAGATACAAGCCCAAACCTAAAATATGACAAATACGGATTCCGCAAAAAAGATGAAAATTGGATACAGTAAATTAACGCTTGCGGTTGCTTTGTTTGCAATTGCTTCCCATGCAAATGCGGCGGCAACGCTGATTGCGGCGGCAGTTCTTACGGTTGCAACTTATGCAACGGCGGGGGTTGTGGCGGCGGTTGTGGTTGGCATTGTTGCAACTGCGGTGGTTGCAAAATCCTTTGTTCAATCTATGCAACCCGGATACGATGGTTCCGGGGCATCACCAAATCCGGGAAATCGGCAACAACTTCCACCCGCAACCGATAACAAATTACCAATTGTTTATGGTGCGGCTTGGGTTGGCGGCACAATTATTGATTTATCAATTAGTGATAACAATCAAGAATTGTATTATGTTGTTGCACTTACCGAAGTTACCGGAAACGGTACGGACACAATTTCTTTTGGTGATATTTATTGGGGTGGCAAAAAATGCAATTTTGCTTCTTCAACAAGTGAAAATGTTGTTTCATTAACGGATGAATCAACGGGTGAAACCGATACATCGGTTAATGGATTGTTGCAAATTTATTTGTATTCAAACGGATCAAATTCGCAAGTTCGTGGTTCATCTTCCGCAATAAGCGTAATGCAAACCGCCGGACTTATTTACCAATGGGATTCAACAAAATTAATGACAAATTGCGCCTTTGCAATTATTCATATTTCATATAATCAAAATGCGGGATTAACAGGAATACAACAAACAAAATTTCAATTAACAAATTCACGATATAAACCTGGTGATTGTTTTTATGATTATTTTACAAATCAAATATATGGCGCGGCAATTGATGTAAGCCAAATTGATACCGCAAGCCTTACAACATTAAATGCATATTGTGATGAATCGTTTACATATACCGATTACGATGGAAATGTAACAACGCAAACACGATTTCGTTTTGATGGCGTAATTGATACAAAACGCGCAATTATGGATAACTTGCAAGATATGTCAAGTTGTTGCGATTGTTTAATTAGATACAACGAAATTGAAAGTAAATGGGGTGTAATAACACAAAGCCCAACTTATACAATTTCAATGGCACTAAATGATTCCAATATGGTTTCATCAATTCAAATTACGCCGCTTGATATTGCCGGTACATACAATATTATTGAATGTAAATTTCCGGATGAATCAAACCAAGATGCATTTAATTCCGCAACATTTGATTTAGCACAAATTGATCCGGCATTGCTTTTGCCAAATGAACCGGTAAATAAACAATCAATGTCTTTTGCTTTAGTTAACAACGATGTTCGGGCGCAATATCTTGCAAATCGTATGTTAAAAGGAAGCCGCGAAGATTTACAAGTGCAGGTGCAAATTAATTATTCCGGCATCCAATTGGAATCCGGGGATATCGTAACAATTACAAATACAAATTATGGTTGGGTTGCAAAAGAATTTAGAGTTATGAAAGTAACGGAAAATTTTTCTGCCGATGGTTCAATTACTGCCGATTTAATTCTTATTGAATTTAACGCATCAATTTATGATGATGCAAACATTACACAATTTCAACCCGCCCCCAATACAGGGATTGCCGATCCATTGGTTTTTGGTAATGTTCCCGCGCCCGTTGTTGGCACAAGTTACCCAACAAATGCAACCCCGCTTTTCTTGGTAAACATAACCGCAAGCGTACAAGGCATTATTCAATATGCGGAAATTTGGTATTCGGCTTTTCCAACGCCAACCGCAAGCCAATTGATTTTTGGTGGCACAACGGAAATACAATCAAACGGTACGCCGTATAACCCCGGAAGCGCGTTGCCGCCCGTAACCCTTGCTTCCATACCTGCGGGTACTTGGTACTTCTTTTCGCGTATGGTTAACAGTTTGGGAACATCGCCTTATTCACCGGCAAGTTCACCGTTTGTTTGGAAGCCAACAACATACCAATATTCCGAACGGTATTTGTCGGTTGCTTATGCTGACAATGCAACCGGAACAAGTAATTTTAATTTAAGCCCAACCAACCGTTTGTATTATGGTTTGTTAAACACTTCTTCTTCTTCCGGCGTTCATACTTACGATGAATACACTTGGTTCCCTGCCGATCCTACTTTTGGAACAAACATATTTTTATGTTATGTAAATTATTCAAATCGCCGTTTTTCTTTTGCAACCGGATTTGCTAATTACGCGGCAGGTACGGGCGCATTTGTTCCAACGCAAGCATTACTTTTTGATCCGCGTTTATGGTCTGCGTTGCCGGATGGATCAAACACAATTGATTTGGATGCGGGAACGGGGCAAGTTATTTCAACGGGTACAACAACCGTTGGTACAGGTGAAATTGCCGTTACCAATAACCCGGATGGAAAAGTTGTTGCATCACTTAAACCATACCTTGATTTTGGTTCCGGCATTTATTCAAAAACTGCAAGTGCGGCAAAATTAACAATTGATATTTATGGGCGTGTTGTTGGGTTTGAAGAACCCGATGCGTTTTATATGACCATTGCCCAATTTACCGCAACAAGCGGGCAAACCATATTTTCGGTAACAAGAAGCGCGGGTTATATTTCCGGGCAATGTTTAGTATTTAAAAATGGCGTATTGCTTGATACAAGCGAATACACCGATACAGGCGGCACAACCGGAACCGTTACATTAAGCACCGGTGCAATTCTTAACGACAAAGTAACAATTATTTCTTTTAAATCATCAAATACAACAACCGGGGTATATGCATCATTTACAAGAAATACCGCAACATTAACAAATGCTTCTTCATATACGCCATCCGGTTTTACAATCACAAGCGGATATGAATTATTATTTTTAAATGGTTCAACCTTAACCGATCAAGATTACGATATTGTTGGCGGTGATATTACTAATTTGCCATCATTGGCAACGGGATTGTTAACGGTAATTCAATGGACACCAAACAACCTTACAACGCCAAATGGCAATCCTGTTAATGTTGTAACAAATACAGTTATTGGGCAAACATCATATTCGTTTAATTACACAACGGATGCATTTAATTTATTTCAAAATGGGGTTTTACTGTTTGGTGGAACGGATTACACTACCGTAAGCGGTGGTTATACATTGGCAAATTCACCAACAAGTAATACGAATTTACTTTTGCAACAAACATTTGCAAGAACAGGGGCAGTCTAATGACACAAGCATTTAATTTGGCGCAACTTGCCAACAACCTTAATACATCGGGGCAACTTGATGCAACGGATGGGCTTTCCGGGCTTATTCCAATTGTTAACGGAAGCACCGGTTTAACCGCGCCCGGCACAAGCGGTAATGTTTTAACAAGTGATGGAACAAGTTGGACAAGCGCGCCGGTTGGAAATGCGGCAACGGTTACAAACGGGGTTTACACAACCAATTTTACGGGTTCAAATCAATCGGTAAATTCCGATGGTTATCAAAAACTTCCCGGCGGCTTAATTATTCAATGGGGAACATCCGGCGGCATTTCGCCAAATAGCACATTAACAATTAATTATCCAATAAGTTTTCCAAATGCCGTTTTTGTAATTACAACCGGGGCAAATACTTCAAATCAACAAGCGGATGGAACAACCAATGTGATAAGCCGGGGAACATCAAGTTTTGTTGCCGCAAACGGCGATAATGCAAATACTTTTACTTGTTCATGGATTGCTATTGGATATTAAATTTTGATGTGCTAAAATTTTAAAAACAAAACACGACATGAAAGCAGGGTTTGCGAGTGCGCGAACCTTATAACCGGGAATGGGGCAATCATGGCAGTATTCAACAAAAATACACTTACCCAAGTGTCGGGTTTTGACAATCCGATAATTGCGGGCGAATTGGTTTATGACCAAGCAACATATTGGAACCTTCAATTAACCGCCGAAGATGGTGTATCGCCGGTTTCCTTGGAAGATGCAACCATTGATGCACAAATAATTCGCCGTACACTTTCAAATGTTCAAGATAGCCGATATGGGCTTACTTTTGACATTACCAATTACACCCCAACGCCAACGGCAATTCCATTGACCATTACCAATCGCGATGATGCGGAAGGTTCGTTTACTTTGGTTATTGATGATTCATCGTGGGGTTTAGTAACTACCGATGATCAATTGGCAATTAGTTCGCCAAATGGCGCAGGATTTTCCGGGCGAATAAAAATTGGATTTCCATCACAACCAAGTGGGCAACCTGCCGAAGATAACATTATTTTCTTGTTGTTTTTAGTGCGTAGCGATGGAATCATAAAGGTTTAACTATGGCGAATTTAAATGTAACGGTTCAAGATGCCAATAACATTAATGTTCAAGTTACCCCAACCCCAAAACAAACCATTCAAATTAACCGGGGGGTAGCCGGTAAGGATGGTGGCGATAAGATAGGTGGTTATCCCGTAGTGATTACCGCCGTACAACCACAAGATGTAATCATGTTTGGAACAAACGAATGGGTAAATACCCCGCAAACCGAAATCGCCGATGGCGGCAACTTTTAAAAAGGAAATAAAAAATGTCAAATACCATACGCATTAAACGCCGCGCCGCTTCCGGTGGTGCAGGTGCGCCAAGTACGCTTGCAAATGCGGAATTGGCTTTTAACGAAGCAACGAACATACTGTATTACGGTACAGGTACAGGCGGTTCCGGTGGAAGTGCAACTTCCATTATTGCAATTGCCGGTAACGGTGCGTATGTTGATCTTTCAACAAACCAAACAATTGCAGGTACAAAAACATTTTCAAGCACCATTTCCGGTTCAATTGATGGCAATGCCGCAACTGCAACCAAATGGGCAACGGCGCGCGATTTATCGCTTACCGGTGATGGTACGGCAACCCTTGCAAGCGTTGATGGTAGCGCGGCAGTAAGCGGGGCATTTACCCTTGCAACCGTTAACAGTAATGTTGGAACATTCCTAAAAACTACCGTAAACGCAAAAGGTTTAGTAACTGCCGCAACAACTGCAAACATTAACGATTTAACGGTTCCAACTGCGGATTATGCATTTGGTGGTTTCAAAATTACCGGGCTTGCCGATCCAACAAACGATCAAGATGCCGCAACCAAATATTATGTTGATACCGTTGCACAAGGTTTGGATGTTAAGGCATCCGTTAAAGCCGCAACTACCGCCAACATTACTTTATCCGGCGCACAAACAATTGATGGCATTGCAATTGTTGCCGGTGATCGCGTATTGGTTAAAAATCAAACATCAACCCCAACAAACGGTATTTATGTTGCCGCAAGTGGCGCATGGGCGCGTTCCGCAGATGCAAGCACTTGGGATGAATTAGTTTCCGCTTATACCTTTGTTGAAGAAGGCGCAACATACGCGGATACCGGTTGGGTTTGTACGATTAATGCCGGTGGTACGCTTGGAACAACCCCTATCACTTGGTCACAATTTAGCGGTGCAGGTACATACCTTGCAGGTACAGGGCTTACGCTTACAGGTAACACATTCAGTATTACCAACACCGCCGTTACTGCCGGTTCATACGGTTCCGCAAGTGAAACCCTTACCGCAACGGTTAATGCCCAAGGTCAACTTACTGCCCTTGCAGATACGCCAATTGCAATTACGCTTTCACAAGTTACCGATGCCGGTACAATTGCAAGCCAAAATGCAAGCAATGTGGCAATTACCGGTGGTTCAATTACCAACCTAACAACCTTTGATGGCATTACAATTGATGGTGGTACATTCTAATTAATGTGGGATATGCCCCTTTTTAGGGGCTTTTTAAAAAGGTCATTTTTATGGCAAACATAATTAAACCAAAGCGTTCAAGTGTCGCGGGTAAAGTTCCAACCACTTCCGATATTGTTAGCGGCGAAATTGCCATTAACAATGCGGATGCAAAGATATATCAAAACAACGGAACATCCGTTGTGCAAGTTGGCGCGGGCAAACTTACCGCGCTTTCCGATGTTGTTGTAACGACACCATCAACCGGGCAAAGCCTTTCATACAACGGCACAAATTGGGTAAACAGTTCCGCAGGTGCGGGCGATGTTACCGGCGCGGCTTCTTCAACGGATAACGCCGTAACCCGTTTTGATGGCACTACCGGCAAAGCAATACAAAATTCAACGGTAACACTTGATGACACCGGCAATTTTGCCAATGTAAATGCCGTTGGTTTTGATACAACGCCCGGAACCTTGCCAACTGCGGCGGGATCAATGTTTTGGGATTCGGGGGATGGAACACCAAGCGTAATCCTTAACGCGGATACAAGCCTTCAATTGGGGCAAGAAAACATTGCATTGGTTTACAACGGTACAGGTTCAACCATTGCAAAAGGTTCCGTTGTTGCGGTTAATGGCGCACAAGGTCAACGCCCAAGCGTTGCATTAGCGGATGCCGATTCCGAAGCATTAAGCGCGCCCACCCTTGGTATTACAACCGAAGCGATTGCAAATGGCGCGGAAGGTTTTGTAACCACATTTGGTTTTGTACGCGGGATTAATACAAGCGGTTTTACTGCGGGCGCACCAATTTACCTTTCACAAACTGCGGGCGCATTTACTGCAACGCGCCCAAGCGCACCGGCGCATACCGTTGCATTGGGTTGGGTAATCAAAGTAAACGCATCATCCGGCGAGGTGTTTGTAAACATCAACAATGGTTGGGAATTGGATGAATTACACAATGTATTAATTACTTCCCCAACAAGCGGTAACACGCTTATTTATGATGCCGCCGTTGGGGTTTGGAAAAATGCAAATCTTACCGATGGTACGGGAATTTCAATTACCGAAGGTGCGGGATCAATTACCGTTGGGCTTGCGGATACTGCGGTTACGGCGGGGTCATATACAAATACAAACATTACCGTTGATGCACAAGGGCGCATAACTGCGGCGGCAAATGGAAGCGCGGGCGGCGTTACTTCCGTAACAGGAACATCCCCAATTAGTTCAACGGGTGGTTCAACCCCCGCAATTAGTTTGGATTCTTCCGGTGTTACACCGGGAACATATACATATTCATCCGTAACCGTTGATACATACGGAAGGGTAACTTCGGCATCAAGTGGGGCATCGCCTTCGGCATTTCCAAGCGGTACAAAAATGTTATTTGTGCAAACTGCCGCACCTACCGGATGGACAAAGGACACAACCAACAACGATAAAGCATTGCGCGTTGTAAGCGGTACGGCAAGCACCGGCGGCACAACCGCTTTTTCAAGCGTATTTACTTCAAGAACCCCAAGTGGTTCGGTTGCGGTAACGGTTGGTGCGGGAACATTGGGCGTGAATGTAAGCGGACTTTCGGCGGGCAATACAACGCTTTCCGAAAGCCAAATACCTGCCCACTATCACGATATGGCGTATGGTTCCGAAAACTTGGGATTGGGTTGGGGATACGGTTCAAGTTCATCATCATGGCGGCAAAGTTTTAACCCAAATACTTTCCCGCGCCCAAGGGTTTCACCAACCGGCGGCGGCGGCGCACATTCACATTCAATAAGTGGAAGCGCAACCATAACAGGTTCACCAAGTGGAAGCGGAACATTTACCGGTACGGCAATGGATTTTGCCGTTCAATATGTGGATGTGATTATTGCCACAAAGGATTAATGAAAATGAGAAAATATCTTTTACAAAGTTATTTTCTTGTTGATGAATTTGAAGAACATAATAATATTAAGCAATTGTTGCTTGATGCAATTAAAAATTCAAAACAAGAATCATTAACCTTTGAGAATAGTTCGGATCAAATTAACAAATTAGATTGGTCTGAAAAATATAATTTTGATCGTGAATGGGTACAAATTTTGTATCCAAAACTTTTTTGCAAATTAACATCAATGGCAAAAGCAATTGGGTTTGAAAATGCAAAAATAAATGAATTATGGTTTCAACAATATATTGAAAACGATATTCATTCATGGCATGGTCATGGAAGCAATTTTACTTGCGTTTATTATCTTGAAATGGATGATGATGCGCCCAAAACGGAATTAATTGAACCTTTTTCTATGGATGGCAAATTTACGCCGGAAGTTAAAGAAGGTTCAATTATTGTTTTTCCAAGTTATGTTGTTCATCGCGCGCCGATTGTTAAACATGACACAAGAAAAACAATTATTGCTTTTAATATTGATTTTGAAGGCATAACGGAAGAAGCAAAAATTTTGTACGATTCACTTTAAAAGGATAAGACACGATGAAAATTGAACCAAAAAACAATTGCCCACTTAATAATTTTGAACCTTGCAAACAAATGGATTGCGCTTGGTTTGTAAAAATTGGTGGCAACCATCCACAAACCGATGAATATGTTGAAGAATGGGCTTGCGCCCATGCTTGGTTGCCAATTCTTATTATTGAAAACAATTTAAAACAAATTCAAACGGGCGCGGCAATTGAATCTTTCCGCAATGAAATGGTGCGATCAAATGACAGAAGCGCACAAATGTTAATGGAAGCCGCAACAATCAAAAACAAATTGGGGATGTAAATTATGAAAATGACAATTATTCCAAGCGATAAAACCGTTTATGTTGATGGTATTTCGTATGCGCCTTTAGATTGGCAAGGAACGCCAATTGGTATTCATGCATTGCAATGGTTTGATGTAGCCGGATGGATTGAATACGCGGATAACAGTATTCCAAATGAACAAATTACAGAATTGCCGCAATGGGCTTTGAACGCATACGATGCATGGGTTGTGGCAAACACCCCGGTTCCACACATTGCAACCGCACAAGAAAATCAAGCAATTGCATCAAGCCTTTTATATGATACGGATTGGACAACAATACCGGATGTTGCCGATCCAACAAAATCAAATCCATATTTAACAAATGCAAATGATTTTGTTGTTTATAGAAATCAAGTAAGACAAATTGCAATTAACCCACCCGAAGGCAATATTGATTTTCCAACGCGCCCAACGCCTGTTTGGAGTAATTAATTATGGGCGTTTTTCATCCTTGTTGGGTTAGAGAAAAAGCCATTCCGGAAGAATTTTGCGATTTGATTGTTAAGCAATCGGAAACTTTTGAATGGGAAGAAGGGCAAGTTGGCGGTTATATGCCCGATCCAAATTATAAAAACCGAAATGCCAACATTGCTTGGTTAGATCACAATCATTGGTTGGAAGGAATCCTTATTAACAATGGTTTATACGCAAATCGCGAATGTGCATGGGATTTTCAACTTGATGCAAGCGAAAAAGTGCAATTTACACAATACGGTATTGGTGGGTATCACGATTGGCACATGGATGCGGCACTTGAAGAAGGTAGCGATTTTGTAAGAAAAATATCGGTTGTTGCGTTGCTTTCCGATCCTAAAGATTTTGAAGGCGGCGAATTTATGTTGCAACACAAAATGGATAAAGTTATTCCATTAAAAAAAGGTTCAATTATTTGTTTCCCATCTTTTATGTGGCATAGCGTTACACCACTTACAAGCGGTAAAAGATATACGGCGGTATCGTGGATAAACGGGAAAATGTTTAAATGAAAATCATACAAAGTTTTATAAAACCACAATACGAAGATTTAATTGAAAAAACTTTGTGTGGGTATGATTTTGATTGGCACTTTAATAATTCATCGGTTGATTATGAAAATTTAACGCCAAACACTTTTTTTGATTCAAAAACTGCGGATACTTATCAATTTACACATTTGTTTGTTGCTGAAAATAAAATTATTTCAAAGTATTGGCAAATGATTGCGCCGTTAATATTTCACATAACTGCAAGTGAAGGTATTGATACAAATCATGTTGAAAGATGCAAAGCAAATTTAACAACAAAACAATCCAATGTTTTGCAAGATTTTTACTTTCCCGCACATTTTGATACCGATGCTAATAACAAACAAAAAGTTATTACGGCAATTTATTATGTAAACGATTCGGATGGCGATACCATTTTGTTTGAAACACCCGCATTAACAAATGTGGATGAATTAAAGATTGTTAATCGAGTTAAGCCCAAAAAAGGGACATTAATTTATTTTGACTCAAACACCCTTCATGCGGGACAATTACCACAAGAACATACTAATCGTTGTATTATCAATTTTAATTTTTTACAAAATTCGGGGTAAAAATGTCGGGTGAAGTTTATTTGGCGCAATCAGATAACGCGCACATTGATAAAAGGTTTGATGAAATCATGGATGCATTACACCAAATCAACGGGGCTTTTGCCGCAAATCCGGATGGATCAACCGATTTTGTTGGGCATCGTAACTATCACGAAGCAATGATTAAAGCGGCAACCGCCCAAGAACAATTTTGGCAAGAATTGAAATTGGAAATTGCAAAAAAGGGCATTTGGTCATTGTTAGTAATCATTTGTGGATTGGTTGTTGTTGGTGTTTCCGCAAAGTTTGGTATTGGTGCAAAGTAAAAAGGGGCGCGTATGAATATGCAAGATATTTTAAAAGCGGTAATACCAATTATTGTTGCTTGCATTGCTTGGTTGCTTGGGCAAGTTTCAGATTTTTCCACCCGGTTAACACGCATTGAAGGTTCCATGCCCGCCTTGATTACCAAAGAAGGCGTACCAACCGATTCGCCAATTAGCGCGGAACGCCGGGCAATTTTAAAAGAACAAATTTACAAAGATATTAACGATTTGCAAGTTAAAGTAAAACTTCTTGAAGAACGCGAAAAGTTTGGCAAAAAATAAAAGCAAGAAGTTTTAAATGCTTGATCCAATTACCGCTTTTGCAACCGCCCAAGCCGCCGTTGCCGGGGTTAAAGCCGCAATTAACTTATACAAAGATGCAAAAGGTATTGGCAAAGATGTTGGTTCAATTACAAATGAAATTACAAGTGGGCTTGGTAAGTTTTTTGAAGCGCAAGATGTAGTAATTAAATCGGGGCAACAAATTGAAAACAAAATAATAAAAACAAAATCGGTTGATGCACAAGCATTTGAAAATGTAATGCGTATTCGTCAACTTCAAGAATACGAACAGGAATTAAAAGAATTGTTAATTTACCATACGCCAATGGCGGGATTGTGGCAAGAATTCCAAATGGAACGAAACAAGATAAGAGAAAAAAAAGCGGAAGAAGAAAAGTTGGAACGAATAAAAATTGCAAAAATTGCCAAAGCAAAAAAACAATTTTGGGATGATGTGCAATTTTACGGAATGATTGGCGGCGTTATTGTGTTTTCCGCAACCATGATTATTTCGTTCTTTTTATGGTTGATTGATCACAAATGAGGTAAAGCAATGTTTCCATTAACTGCGTTGTTTGATGTTGGCATGAAAGTATTGGATAAGTTTGTTCCCGATCCCGAAGCAAAAGCAAAAGCCCAACAAGAATTGTTAAAGATGCAACAAGAAGGGCGGCTTGCAGAATTAAACGCGGATAACATTGAAGCGCAAGAATTGACCAAACGCCAACAAGCGGATATGGCAAGCGATTCATGGTTATCCAAAAACATTCGCCCAATGACATTGGTTTTTATCTTAATCACTTACACAACATTTGCGTTAATGTCGGCGTGGGATATTGAAGTAAATAACAATTATGTTGAATTGTTGGGGCAATGGGGTATGTTAATTATGTCTTTTTACTTCGGTGGGCGCACCCTTGAAAAGATTATGGATATGAGATCAAAGGAAAAACAAAATGAAGTTAACAAATAATTTCACCCTTGAAGAATTAACAAAAAGTGAAACGGCATTACGCCAAAACATTGATAACACGCCAACGGAAGATATTGTTAACAACCTTCGCACCCTTGCGGAAAAAGTGTTGCAACCGGTTCGGGAACATTACAACAAAGGCGTAAAAGTTAATTCCGGGTTCCGTTCAATGGCGGTTAACGCGGCAGTTGGTGGCGTACAGGGTGCAAAACCATCCGATCACACACGCGGTTTGGCGGCAGATATTGAGATTCCCGGCGTACCCAATGCGGAATTAGCGCAATGGATTGAAGCCAACCTTGAATACACGCAAGTAATCTTGGAATTCTATACACAAGGCATACCCGATTCGGGTTGGGTTCATGTGTCGTATGATCCTGCAAGCCTTAAAAAACAATCGTTAACGGCGGTAAAACAAGATGGGAAAACCGTTTACTTGCCGGGGCTTCATGCTTAAAATATAAAAGCAGTTGCCAACCTTCACAAGTGGGCTTACACCACCCGGCTTAAAACACCGGGTGGTTTTTTATTGCTTTTCAAAAAATTTGTATTTGATGAAAAATATTGGGAAGGCGATTAAAAAAATAACCAAAGAAAAAGCCAACCCCACCAACAAGAAAATGGCGAAGATAATTTGCAATAGAAAAACTGCCAATCCAATCCCATACGCCAACGCGCTTATAAAAAATTGGGCGATTAATGCCATGTATTTTTTCCTTTTTAAAGTTAATCATTTCATATACCCTTTTGTGGTTATTGTTACCTTTTCAACATTTACTTTATCGCGCCAATATGGATCGGATTGCGCCCATTCAAACGCGGCTTTTTTGCTTTTAAAAAGTATGGTGCGGTAAGGTGAATATTGCAAAACACCGGGCGGCAATTTGACATACGCCCCCCGGTTGCTTTTAATTTCCAAAGCCCAACATTCAAGCCTTGCCATTGCCAAACCACCGTTCAAACAAACCGGGCTTGGTTCTTTGTAATGCTTGGTTAGTTACTTCCCGGATTACTTCACATTCCAACAATATTTGCGTGGCAAGGGCGTGGACTTCTTCGGTTTTTGTACCATCCGCGCTTATGCGTTGCAATTTACTGTTAAGGTTGTTAACGGCAACCAATGATGATGCCAAATTGATTTGACCCATAATTAAAAGTACCCCCTTAAAACGGAATATCATCATCAAGCCCATCCATTGCCGAAGGTACGGGCGCAGGTGAACGGCGTTGGAATTGATCATGCGGCGCGGCTTCGCGTGATTCTTGTTTGCGTTCACCAATCAATTGAATGTTGGCAATCCGGGCGCGTAAATCAAAACCGGGTGAACCATCTTTTTTCTTATATGTTTCAATGTGCAAATCTTCAAGTTGTGCAAATATTTGCGCCCCTTTTAAAAGATAAGGTTGCAATTTTTCGCAACGATCCCCCCACAATGTTGATTTAACCCATTGTGTCGGAAAGTTGCCATCTTCCCCTTTGCGCCCGTAGTTATAAGCCAATGACAATTCCAACAACGGTTTTCCATCGGCGGTAAAACGAACAACCGGTTCGTTCCCAATTCGTGCAATTCCTAGTGTTAACATATTATTC